TGCTTCCGTTGTGTCTATGTCATTTATAATTGAACGCACCTAATGGCGAGTGAGTTTGAAAAAATACTAAACGAATATGCAGCGACAGTAGTCGAGCGTGCACAATCTAACCTGCGCATCAAAAGAAGAATACGCGGTAAGATGGTGAATCGTGTTGGTTCAAATCGACCTGATAATTTGCTGAACTCATTACTGTACAAAATCAAAGTGCGCTATGGTAAACCAACAATCGACTTTACTGTAAAAGGTCAAGCTGGTCAGTATGCAGATGTGATTGAATTCGGGCGCAGACCCGGTGCAAAAATGCCACCTGTTGCAGCTATCGAGAAATGGATTCGCATGAAGCCATTAAAGCTACGCAATAGACAGGGCGAATTTATCAAGTCAACCGAGAGCGCAATCAAAAGCGCAGCATACAATATCGCACGCAGCATTGGTGAAAAAGGTATTGAAGGCATCAACTACTATGGTGAAGCGATAGACGATACATGGGACGATTACAAGGATAAGCTAATGGATGCTTACGTAAAAGACATTGAACAAAGATTATTACTAAATAAAAGATAATGGCATTAACAATCGTAGATGAGCCCTTCAATTGGGTAGTGCGTGGTCAAAAGATTATGCTTATTGCATCGAGCACAGAAGTAGCGCAACAAGGTTTTCGCTATGGCTTAAATATTACCGTTAATGCTAAGACGTACACTTTTTATTTGTCACCTGCTCCTGACAATAACATGTACTTTGATATTGCGCCACTCGTTGATGACTTACGCAACCAGCAGTATCACTTTGCAACGGATAATACCATTGACGATTTAAGCAAGTATTTGCTGAGCGCATCCATAACTGAATGGTGGTTAGTGGGTGGTGTGCTTACAGAGAATGAAGGTAGTGAGGTAACTATGGAAGGTCGCATTGTGATCAATGGTTACTATCAAGTTTTCGATGGCTACAAGCCAAATCCTGAAGTTGGTGTTGATGACATCAAGTATGTATTGCAGGTTAGCTTTAACTATGGTATGAGTGACCGCAAGTATGGCACGCATTCATGGTATTTAGCACCAACGTGGGGAGCAGGCAATCCAACAGCGCAAAACATAGTGTGGGTTCCTTCTTATGAAACCGATTACGGAACATTGAGCATACCGGGTAACGCTACCTACATGTTCAATAACCTTGTGGACAATGTCCGTATTATTTTAGTCAAAGCTAATGGAACAACACTTACCGAAACACTATCATTAAATGCTTACGATATTGAAGCTTTACCTGTTTATCCTGCCAACCTAAATGACTGGACAGGTGCATGGGCAATCAAACCAAATGAAAACGACAATCCCGGTTGGAGATTCTACGAAGTGTTTGCACGTACAAGTGGCACACAATCAAGTGTAAAATATCGCTTTTATAATGCAGCTTACTATGGGCAGAAGGATTGCCACAATGATGTGATACGTTTGGGATGGGTAAACAGTCGCGGTGGATGGGACTACTTCAACTTCATAAAGAAATCAGAAATGAATGATGAGATTGACCGCAAGAAATATCGCAAAGTATTATTCAATAATACAACAAGTGTGTTCAGCAAAGATGATCGTGGATTATATGAACGTAGGAACTTAGTCCAACAAGTGTTGACAGTAACAAGTGACTACATTCAGGAAGGCGAATTCTTATTTCTGCGCTCTTTGCTTGTGAGCAATCAAGTTGTATGGTTAACTGAACGCAACGGTGAGAACATTGCGCTGCCTGTCAACTTAGATGACACAACCTACACCGAACGCAAAACACGCGATGGCAAGCTTTACAACTTATCTTTGAAAGTGAGAATGGCAAACGAATACTGGACATAACATGAACGGAGAAGTACAACTGATAGTAAATAATATAGGACCTGCGAACGTTGCGAGCATGAGCAATGATCCAACGCTCATGGGTATTGGTGCGCTATCTCGCTTTGTTGTTACAAGCTCACCTGAAATTGCAGCCTTACCATTATCGCAGCCTATTACTATTTACAATGCGGCAGGTGACAGCGTAACCAAAACGCTAAACTCGATGGTTGTGGATTCACCTGTGCCAGGTCAAACTCGATTAAACCTTTCAGGTACATGGGCAGATGATTATTCAGCTGCTGCAGGTGGGTATATTATTGTCCAAACAGGCACTCAATACTATCTTGACTTATTTGAAAACGAAAGCATCTCACAGAACTGGAAGTTTCAAGACCTATCTAACTTCACAGCGCAGGGTGCGTTCAGTCGTGAGTTTCGCATACCAATGTCAGATAATAACATCAAAGCTATTGGTGCTTTATTCGATACTAACTCCGAACAGGGTGCGGAAAACTATTTCTTCTACAAACTGCCTGCTGAGATTCGTGTAGATACGCTGCCCATTGCCACAGGTTATTTACGTGTGCGCAAGGTATACAAGCAAATGAATCGCATCAACGAAGTAGAAGTAGCGTTCTATGCTGAAACGCCTGATTTGGTGCGCACCATTGGTGAAAAGAAGCTAAGTGATATTGCCGCGCTTGCAGATTTGAATGAAGTAGTTAACTATGCCAACGTCACGACCGAAACAGCGGATAGGGTTTGGGCTTTGTGTGATAGGGGTCAGTTATGGAGCAATAGCGGTGGTACAGGTTCACGCCCTATACTTAATCCAAATGTTCCCATTTTTCCTGCGGATCTCACGCCTGCCATTAGTTGGTGGTTTCTATTGCGCAATATAGTAACTGAAGCAGGCTTTGAGCTTGTTGCATCTTCACTTGAAAATATCATTGAAGATTACTACATGCCATTCTGCAATACTGCACAGCTAAATTATGAAGACACAAGCAATCAATTTTTCTTTGCAGCATATCCACCCACTAATGTAAATGTTCCTTATGGTGCATGGACAGGAAATCCAACCATGACTAATTTAACAGAGGTGTTTGATAACAGCAGTGCATTCAATAGTACGTTAGGATATTACACAGCACCAGCTGGTGGTCAGTTTACATTTTTTTTAAATGTAACTTTTCAAACAACAGGTGGTGGTGCTTTAGTTGCTTATACTGCTATAGAACCACGATACTATATAGTCAGTGGTGCAAACGTTACCAATATGGCGTTGGCTTCATTTTTCTATTCAGTAAATCCAGCAACAGGTACAGGCACAGGTACACTCAATACTTCAATTGAACTGACTGTCTTGCCCGGTGATATTGTTTATTTTGAATTTACTTTTGTCAATTATGAATCCGATGGTATTACAGTAGCTACTTATAATCCTGCGATAGTTACGCAAATAGTAGCAGGAAACGGAAGCAACACAGCATCAATCATAGGTGTTAATAGTGCAACAGTCACATATAACGGAACTATAGATTATAGGTTGAATGCACCCGACATGCGCCAAATTGATTTTGTTAATGACGTAATCAAGATGCACAACTGCGCAATCGTGCCAAGTCGCATCGTACCTAATCGCATTGCAATCGTGCCACAAAACAACTATTTAGGCACGGGCGATGTGATAGACTGGACAAGCAAGCTTGATATCTCAAAAGACGTTACTATCAGTAGCACTGTTGATCTGCAAAAGGCAAAGTTTCAATTTACCTACACAGCCGGTGAAGACGTTTATAGCAAGCTTTATAAAGACAACAATCGCGTGTATGGCGATTATCAAGAAGAAGGATATACTGTGAATCCATCTACTTCACCGAGTGACTTTGCAATAGGCGAACAGAAGATTACACTTGTAACACGAAGCACGCCTGCTGCATTTATACCGGGAACAGGAACTCCTATTGCATGTTTCTACAACGAGCAGCTTGAGTTTAATGCACCCGGTCCACGCGCTTTATTTTATGCAGGTGCAGTTACGATTAATCTGTACAATGAAACAATACCAAGTGCAATACCAACTACAATTGTACCTATATTAAATCATTACAGCGATGCTTACGCAAATTTTGACGATTATGATTTGAACTGGGCTCCTGAAGTGCCACCACACTTTTCAACTGTTACAGTAAATCCATATAACAACTTGTTTAATGTGTATTGGCGCAATTACATGAATGAACTATACTCGCCTGAAGGTCGAATGATGGAAGCATTCTTTGCGCTTGACTTAAAGGATATACTTACTTTCTCTTTTGCAGATAAGGTATGGATACAAGATAGCTACTGGCGCATCCTTGAAATCAGCGACTATAAAGTAGGGTTACAGGAAAGCACAAAGGTTAAGCTTATTAAGTTTTTAGATCAAGTCAATGACTGTTCATCTACTCCTGTAGGTGTAAGCACTAATGGTGAGGTTGAGTTTGAAAGTGGAGGAGATCCTGTAGAAGCGACTGAAGATTGTTGTTCACGTTACGGCTACTTTTGGGATGAAGTAAACGGTGTATGCTGGGCATTTAACAACGGTGGTCAGTTCCGCAATTCATTAGTAGCAAATACAAGTGGACAGCGACTGAACCCATTTGTAGAAGCGTTAAGCAATATACCTAACGCAATAATAAATGGAAGCAGGTTAGCAATTGAAGGTGGTAACAGCAGCATGTTAATGGTTGGACAGGATTTGTCCTTGACTAAAGACGTAAGCGGCAGTAACCTATTAGGTCGAAACGTTGTGACCAATCTGCCCGGCTTGCATGTGGGTGGTGGTTATCGCAGTGGAAATTCAGCTTCACCTTATTACGGATGGTCGCAGTTTGGATTCTTTGTACTTCAAAAACAATTTTCACCTAATGCATCAGGCGATGTATTCAATTTAGATATCGAAGGTGTAGTCGGTGAATACATAGATATTGAAGATGATACTATTTGGAGCTGCTCATTAAATTTAAATATTCGCGATGCTGCAGGTTTAAATGAAACATCACTACATCACTTTACACTTGAAAAAACAGGAGGCTTGGCATCTGCCAGTGCTGTTAGTACATTGAATACTATTGGTGGAATCGGTTCATACGTCTTCACTTTAGGCATAGACACAACAACTAACGTAGCAGAGCACAGAATCAACTTGACAATTACAGGTGGAACGTATCCTATTACATTAGTAGCAGGTGCTACCTTACAATATCAACAACTAAAATTCGCATAAAATGGATTCAATCAAAAACTCAATGCGCTACATCCAGCTTGGAATCGCAGTAAAGAAAGAGCACAACTATTCGCTTCGTAAATGGCAGCGCGTATTGTGGTATATTACGCTGTACACATGGCGCATCTTGCTTGCATCAAGTCTTATCCTTTTAATTTATAAACTTATCTACTAATGGCTGAACCTATTGTACGGACCTTTGAAATTGACACATCGAAAAGTGAGCAAAACCTACGAAGTTTAGGTAATGCTTTTGACAGCGCAGATAATTCAGGTAAATCGCTGAAGGCACAGCTGCGCGAATTACAGGCGCAGTTAGCGAATACTGATCCACAAACAAAGAAGTATCAGGAACTGAGTGCTGCGGCTGGTGAACTGAAAGATAAGATTCAGGATGCAGCGCAGGCAGTAGGCACGCAAGCAGGTGGTGCATTCGAAAAGGTTAGTGGTTCATTAGGACTTGTCACATCGCGTATTGCATCGCTCGATTTTGAAGGAGCGGCAGAAGGCGCTAAGCTACTTGCACAAAATATCGGCGACATCAAGCCGGGTGATATTACCAAAGGTATTCAAGGTATAGGAAGTGCATTTGTTTCCGTTGGTAGGGCATTGCTTACAAACCCTATATTCTTGATAGGTGCAGCTATTGCAGCGGCTGTTGTTTATGCTGACGAGTTGTTAACCTTAGTCGATGGTGTTACGGATGCTGAATTAGAAAGATTAAACGCACAAAAAGAAAGTGCGGCACAGTCAAAAGAACAGTTAGATGCAATCAGTCAACAAGAAAACATATTGCGTTTAGCCGGTAAGACAGAAAGGGAAATATTACAAACCAAAATAGCCCAAGCACAACAGGCTATCATTGACCAAAAAGCAGTTATTGAAACGCTGCGTGTTCAAAAGGATCAACAGATTGCAGCAGCTGAACGCAACCGCGATATTCTCAAGGGACTTTTAAACTTCATTAGTATACCGTTTACGGCACTTCTTGCGGGTGTTGATCTTTTAACGGAGAAACTTTTTTCGCTTGGATTTATTAGCGAAGAAACATTCGCCAAGTTTGGCAATCTGCGTGACAAGTTTACTACTACTGTAGCAGAATTAGTTTTTGATCCAGCACAAGTCGCAAAAGAAGGTGAAGATGCTTTGAAAGCTGCTGAAAAAGGACTAAAAGATTTAGAGAATGCACAGGCTGGTTTTCAATTGTCGATTCAAGCAATCGATAAAAAAGCAGCTGATGATAGACAAAAGCAAAGAGATGAAGAGTTAGCAAATGAACAAAAGCTATCAGAACAAATCGTTGCTACACGAAAAAAGACTGCGGAGCAAAGTGCTGCAATAACTAAGAAGATACGTGAAGATGCAGCAAAACCTGTTGATTCTGCTAAGAGCGAAATTAGTGATTTCGATGCCGAAATAAAAGCACAACGTGATGCAGAAGAATTTCGCATTTCGTTGATGGAGGAAGGTGTGGAAAAGGAAATTGCATTGGCTGATTTAAAGTTTGCACGACTTCGTGATGCAGCTGGTGCAGATGCTGAATTAAGAAAACAAATTGCACAGCAAAATGAAGATGCAATAGTTGAAATCGTAAAAACTGCTGAAGAAAAGAAAAGACAGGTACAACTTGAAACTGTACAGAAGGGTTTAGAATGGGCAAGTAAAGGCATTGATGCACTTACTAACTTAAGCGATATATACTTTGCAGGAAGGTTAGCATCAGTTAAGAAAGGAAGCAAAGAAGAAGAAGCACTTGCAAAAAAGCAATTTAACTTTAACAAAAAACTACAACTTGCAGGTGCTATCATTGATGCAGGTAAAGCGATAACAATGTCACTTTCTCAATCGCCTGTGGCAATCGGTCCTGTACCTAACCCAGCTGGTATTGCATCGCTTGCGTTTGTTTCGTTAGCGAGTGCAGCAAACATTGCCAAAATAGCATCGACTAAATTTGAAGGTGGTGGTTCAGCACCGGATACACCTTTACCATCAATTGGAGGAGGTGGAGGTGGAGATAACGGTGCACAGCCTGCACAGTTCAATCCACTTGCTGCGCAGTTCGTAAACAATCGCCCTGATCAATACACGCCACGTGCGTATGTACTGGCAGGTGATGTAGCAAGCCAACAGGAAGTGCGCGAAAACGTAGCAGATTTAGCAAGAGTAGGATAAAATAAATATATTTAAAACATGGAAAAAAGAAAAGTAGTTAAGTGTGTAATTGACGAAGAAGGTCGTTTAGGTATTACGGCTATGGGCTTAGTAGACATGCCTGCAATCGAGGAGAATTGGATTGCATTGAGCAAGATTCAGTTTGCCAAAGTAGATGACGAACGTAGAATGCTATATGGACCTGCATTGATACCGGATAAAGAGATATTGCGCTATGATGAAAAGGGCGAGCCATACTATGTGTACTTTGAAAAGTCAACAGTACAGGCAATCGCGCATCAGTTCTTCAAAAAGAATCTGCAACACACCACTAATCTGCAGCACGAAATACCAGTAACAGGTGTGACAGTAGTCGAATCATGGCTGAAGGAAGGAAAGAATGATAAGAGCATTCAACTTGGTTTGCCTGAACTGCCCGATGGTACCTGGTTCATCGGAACTAAAGTCGATGAAGACCATGTATGGAATGATGTAAAGGAAGGAAAGGTGAAAGGCTACAGCATAGAAGGCTTCTTTAACGAAGTGGGTGTAGCTATGAGTGGTGTGAAGAACTACGAAGCAGAATTGGTTTTGGAATTAGACCAAATACTTGCAGGTTTGGGTAAATAATTTTTGTATATATTTGCCAAATCTTGGTTATAGTGTTCTAAGAGATTTAGGTTTTAGATTAAAAGCAGGGGCAAACGAGCCCCTTCTTTTTTTTTTACAGCATACACGCACGCGAATATTCAGCGATGGTCATCTTGCTTGCTTTCGCGTTTTTCATCACAGCCTTGTACTGCTTTTCAGTTAGTCTTACTGAAATCTTCTTCGTCATAAACTCAGGGTTTGTTTTCATAATATGGGTATTTATTTATACTGCTAAGATAAGGCATGTAGGTGCATGTAACAAAATGGTGTTTTTGCTACTATACCCAAATATCCAAACATGTCGAACATTAAAGAACAAATCAAATCCGTATTCAGCAAATACGGCATTGATCCTTCAACAGTTGGTATCAAGTTCGAAGAAGAAGCTGCTGCAACAGAAGTAAAGTTTGCAGTAGAAGGCACTTTGAATGATGGTACTAAAATCTATTCTACCGCTGATGAGTGGGTAGTAGGTGTGGACATCTACACTCAAGATGCTGAAGGAAACCCAGTGCCGGTTCCTGCAGGCGAATACCTATTAGAAGATGGCGTGACCAAAGTAGTCGTAGGCGAAGATGGTCTTATTGCCGAAATCGAACGCGAAGAACAATCTACTGAAATGAGCAGCGAAGATCTCGTAGCTGTTATCGGTAATTTGTCGGAGCGTATTGCTGCACTTGAAACTGAAAAGACTGAATTAGCTGCAGCAGTAGAATCTGCTAAGAATGAAACTGCAAGTGTAAGAGCTGAACTCGCTTCAGTTAAGAAAGCACCCGCTGTTCCTTCTGTTAAATCACAAGAGTTTAAGAAAAACGCTGCTCCGGTTGTTGCATCGAATGGTCATTCATTCAGCGACTTCATGGAAAGCATCCGTTCAAAAAAGTAAATTAATTCACCTCATAATTTAAATTTAGTATGCCAACAACAACTTCACTCACCACCACCTATGCAGGTGAATTAGCTGGTGAAATCGTAGCAAAAGCTTTGTTGTCGAACGTATCTGCAGGATATGTAACAATGAAGCCAAACGTACCTTACAAATCAGTAGTACGTAAAATTGATGACACCGTATCATTTGCGGCAGGTACATGTGATTTCACTCCAACCGGAACAATCACTTTGACCGAGCGCATTTTGACTTTGGAAGAATTCCAAGTTCAGCGCCAAATCTGTAAGAAGGATTTCTTCACAGATTGGTCAACTGCCGATGTA